TCAGTTTTTTCGTTCGGCCGCGCTCAACCCGGTCTGCGCGCGCACTACCACGACCGCCTCGCGAAACAGTTCCTCCGGCCCAGTCTGTGCCAACGACTCCGGTGTGGCCACAGCCCCATCCAGTTCCAGACCCGAGATCGCCCGCAAACCCCACTTCACGTAAAGACGGTCGAGTTCGACCCGCAGCAGCGCGGCATCCATCTTCTGTCCGGGGTCCTGGCCTGCTTCCAGAAATTCCATCTTTCGCGCCAGTTCCCGCACTTGCCGCATCAGCTCCGCCCGTCTTCCGAAGGACATCTTTGCCACCGTAAACTTCACGCCGCTGGTGACCTGCGACTCCACTACGGCCACACTCTCATAGATCATCGGAACGCGCTCCTCGCTGACTGCCATGCTGGTCGTTTCAGGCGAACGCCACCGCGATTTCGTCGTCCACCGTTCCCTGCGCCCTGGACGAGCGGAATTTCCACTGCAACCGATTCTTACTGTCGTCGAATTCCGGCACCACCGGGATCACGCTTTGCAGGTAAACGCCCACCAACTGTCCTTGCGACTCGCCCATTTGGAACATTACGCTGATCGGTGATTGCTGCCGCGCCGCCTGGTACAGCGACTGCGTGCTGGCGTCATCCCTGCTGTAGAATTCGAATGCCGCACTCACGGATCGCTCACCCGGAGAAATCGCCATTGGAACGCTCGACCCGAATTCCTTCGATCGCGTATCCAGTCCGTTCTTGAGCGTCACTGAAGCCGACGTAATAGTGAAGAACTGCGTTGCCGAGGTTCCCAGCCATGCTTGGCCCAGGTTGCCGGGCACAATCGTATAGTCGAAACCGCTCAACGCCGGCTCCGCTGGAAAGCTCTGAAGCTGTGCCGCGCCTCCAGCGCTGCTGCTAAAGCTGCTGCTGTCCACCACGTCTTGCGCCTGTCCACTGAATCGGAATTCATGGAAGTCGCCGTTCAAGTCGATCTCCATTTGATCCACGGCCCCTCCGCACAGCAATCGCTGCACTGCCGTAGCCGGGCTCCAGTAATCGAAGATCCCCACGCTCGGCAGTTCTGTCGCGGGTGAGTAAGTTAGCGCCGCTCCAACCGGCGCACCCGCCGCCGGGGGCACCGTGAACGGTACGTTGAGTTGGACCGTGTCGGCGTCTACGATGGCCGCCACGAATCGGATTTCTCCACCGCTACTCACTGCCTGGCCCGCCGAGAGCCCGTGTGCCGCGGCAAACGCCAGTCTGCCGTTCCCCGTAGTGGACGCCGCCGTCCCCCCGGCGAAATGCGCCGGCGCAGCTCCCAGCGCTGCCTGGAACAGTGGACCGTAACTAGGGCTGCTGGCCCCCTGCTGCCAGTTCGTCAAAAACGTCCGCAATTCGAAACTGGTTTGCCGCCTGCCTCCGGCCGGCAGTCCTGTAAATGTCCGGCTTCCCGTCTTGTCCTTCCGATCCGTCACTTCCAGTTGTTGCCGGATTGTCAGCTTCACTGCCGGAATCCGGTTGGCCGCCGTGATCGAGGCGACCTGCCCATAAGCGCTTTCCAGCGCTGTGTAGAACCGGTTTGCGTTCGAGGAAATATATGAGGCCATATTAGCTTCTACTCACTCCAATCTCGAAAGTGATCTTCGCCACCTGCATGAAGTTCTTTCCGCCGTGCTTCACGGCTCCGAATACCGCTTGGTATTCGCCGCAATAGAACATGCCGTTGCCCCAGTCTCCGCGGTTTGCGTTCAGCACCTGCATGATCGCGTCCGCGTAATTCTCGAGCCCGTCTTGAAGTCCGTCAAGGCGATCCTGCGAGTGTCGCAGTTCCACCGTCGTTTGCACCGTGCCGGAGAACCTCCGGAACTTCTCCACCAGGCTGTTGACGATCTTTTCGCAATACACATTTACCGCCGGAAACTGCATGGTCGTACTTTGATCGGCGATATCGGGTGCGACGTTCTGCGCTCGCACCTGCGCCGCGCTCAGGGGGGCGATAGGCTGCCCGCCGCCTTGTGTCGTTTCGGCCAAGTAGGAATTGACGCCGTTTGTGGCAGTGATAAGCTGTACTACTTGGCTCGTGATCAGACTCCCAATAGTGGTCGTCATTAGCCCCTCAAAATCATGCGCGGCACGGCCATCAGGTAATCGGGCGACTGCCCCCAGCCTGGCGCAATTCCCCCGGTCGCGATTGCACTTGCCTGCCACGTTTGCCCCGTCGCGAGCGGCGATCCGTTCTGCCGCGACAAGGCCCCGGGATCCGCTCCCGCGTAAACGTTCCAGCCTGTTGCGCAGACCGGCGGTGTCGGAGGTCGCACTTGGATCGTGCTTCCTGACGTCGTGATCGCAGCCGCCGACGAGGGTGCGCCTTCCGTACCCTTGCTGTTAGTCCACGTCATCGTCACATAATAAGTGCCGTCGACCAAACTGCCCGGCGCATTGATTACTTGCGGCTCTCTCGCTCGTGGAACTGGAGACCAGGCGATCCCTATTCCCAGCAGCAACAGTTTCTCATACGCCCAGTTTGCCCTCTCCTGGAACTGGTCGCGTTTCGCCGCGTAACGATCGTTCAACTGGCTCGAGTATGCGTCCGCGTACATCATCTGCAGAGTCCGGAATGTGTGCCAGAGTTTCAGTGGTGGCGTCACCACCACATTGGCGATCTGAGGTTGCGCCGACAGCCAGAATGCCTGTTCGGCGCGCCTCGAGCCGTTCAGTAGCGTCGTGATTTCTAGCGCCAGTTCTTCCTGCGCCAGAACCAGCTTCTGCGTCACGTCGATCCCCTCGACGCTTGCCACGTTCGGTAACTGGGTGTCCTGCGCCGTCAGGTCTTCCAGACCCGAAACAGGACCGTCCGTGAACAGAGCCATATCGTTCGCCTACTCCTTCGCGGATTTGGATCCGCCCTTCAGCTTTTTCACGTCCTCCGTCAACTTCTTCAAGTCGTCCGAGGACACCATCGTGACTTCCACCTTGGCCACCGACGCGGCTTCCTCAGCAGCCTTAATCGCTGCTGCCTGCTGCTGCTGGAACGCCGCGGTCTGTTCCGCCGTCGCCACTTCCGCCGATCCTTCCACGACCATTTTGGCAGCCAACCGCCGCGCCACTTCTACCAACACGCCACTCTTCCCGCCGTCATCCGTTCGCTGGCTAACCACCACCGCAAACGGAGTGGGAATCGTTGCTTCTGTGTCCCGAATTCGTTTGTAATACGTCTTCACGTCCATTCGATCCTCCTCGTCGGTTTGCCCGTCCGGCTCCTCCGCCGGCGCCTGGGGCGAGACACTGCGCGTGCCTCGCCCCGTTCCTGGATTTGTTTCGCAAAAGCTTCTAGCGGCCCGTGGCGGAAGTTGCCGGTCGGCTGATTCGGAGACGGGCGACGAAAACTTCCCCACCGGAAGCCCCTGAAAATAGGGAGGCGCGCACTGAGGAATCTCGCCTGTTCCCGAATTAGTCGCGGTACGACTTGCACCACGGACTCCTAGGTATTCACCTGTACGCCCGCCGAATTCCGCAAGATGCCGCAGCCGTATAGAATGTCCACCGTGAACTGCTGAGCCAGCGTATCCGGCTGATAGCTCATCACCACCCGCATCCCGAAGTTGCCAAGCTCGGCATACTCCGCGATGGCTCCGGTCCCGGGCAGTGGTTGCGGCAGTCGCCGGATCACCAGTCCGAGCGCATCCTTCGTGAAAGCCAGGTTGTGCGTCGTCACGGGGCTGGTCCCGGTGTACGGAACGAACTGCGAACGGAACACGAAGAAGTCTTTGATCTTCCCAATGGTCCCGTCCACCAGCGCGTGCAATCCCGCATCGCCCGCGGTCTGAAATTCGCTGAATCGCGGAATCTGTCGCCACGCCGAATAAGTCGCCGCATCCACCACGATGAACTTCTGCTCGCTCGGCGGAACCTTCGACAGGAACAACGCCGTCTCCGCCGCGTCAATCACACTTTCTGTGATTGCTGTCCCCGGCGTGCCCACCGGGCTGTTGGCCGTGAATCCGGCGTACAGGTTGAGAAGGTCGCTTTCCACCTTCTGTGCGATTGCAGCCACCGCCGGCTGCATGTAGATCTTTAACAGGTCCGGCACCGCCAGCACTTTGGTTACATCCGGAATCTGGAAGGTCGCTTCTGCGTGCGTGTTCAGTACGATCTGGGCGTTCCCCAGATTCGGGTTTTGCGTCTGTACCGTTCCACCCTCGAGGATGTTGTTCGCCTGCATCACTGGGGGAATCGGCACGTTGATCGTGTCGCCGGCTTGCGCCAGAGCTGGCTCATAATCGCGATTCACCAGGTTCCCCATCACTAGGTTCCCTACCAGCACCGGCAATGCGTCTGCCGCCACCAGCTTCACAATCGCGTTGGCGACATTAGCTGAAGTAATTGCTGCCATTTGTTCTCCTTCTTCCTTTCTTCTTGCCGGCCACTGCGACTCGCTTCCGCTCGTCTAGCCGGTACTTCCCTACAGTCCCCGAAGGGTCTGCGACGCTACGCGCACGATTTCCTCTCGTACCCGTTGCATCTCCTCCGCGCTCATGCCCGGGCGGATCTGTTCAATGCTCACCGTGTCCCTACCCACGCCCGGGGCTTTCAGAGTCGCCGTCATCCCCGTGCCCCCGGCAATCCGCGCCGGCAGAAATTCCGGGTTTTCGTTGACGAAGCTCGTGAGGTATTCTTTCACCGTCACGTCGCCGCTGTCGCCGCGAGCTACCAGTCGCCCATCCTCGGTGCGCACAATCCCGTCTTGCACCGCTTTGAACGCCAGGTCGATCTTGGCCACACCTAGCCGCTGCAATTCCGCCCTCACCGCCGAACTGCGCTCCGCCTCTTCCGCCGTTTTGCGGCTGCGTTGGTTTTCAGCCACCAGTTCGTTCATCCGGCGTTCCAGTTGCTCCCGGCGCCTCCGTTCTTCCACCAGTTCCGCTTTGTAGGCCGGTTCGCTCTTCGCCTTTTCGGTATTTGCGAACTCCTGGACCGCCTGCCGAACGATCGCTTGTATGTCGATTCCTTCCATAAATCTCCTTGAGAACCTTAATTGCCGCTTTCGATCTCCTCCGCTACCTTGTTCTTGACGTCCTGTCCCGCGTCGCTCAGATACTTGAACGCCAGCCTCTTGAAGACTTCTTTCTTCAATGTCTTCGACTCGATCCCCAGGCTCAGCAACTTCTGGGCATCGTCCAACTCGGTGCCTAGATCGTTTATGTCGAATTCGTCCATCCCCGAAACGCCGATCGTGACTCCGTCCTGCCGCGCCGCCGCGATCGCCCACAGAGTCTGTTTCATTGCTTCCTTTACGGTGTCGCCATATGCCCGCAACACCTCCTCCGTGGTAGCAAAATCCAACTGCTTGCTTACCGCCGACTGGTGTGATCCCGTGCCAGCCTCGCCCGCCTGGATCATCAGATAGCTAACCCTGTAAATCTCGTCTCGCAGATTCACCAGGTTATCCGCGGCGATCTGGTAGACCTTCCCTTCCGGCTCCGTCCAGCCGAACCGGTCGTCCTTTCCCAGTTGGATGTAATAGGATTCGCCCACTACCTGTTTCCACTCCCGGTCCGAGTACACCACCGGCGAAGCGAATAGTCCCATCGTCAATGCCCATGAGAGCGCATTCGACTTATTGAAATGCTCCAGTTGCAGCGATGCTGCCTTACTCATCAGCCACAACCCGTCCGAAACCTTCATCTCGAACACCGGAACCCGCCCAAGTGACGCCAGCCCGTGCCGCCCTTCGTCGATCAACTCGATCGCGCTCGAGTCCCCTGTCTTCCGGTAGATCTGGTAGTTCTCGCGGTCGTAATAAACCCACCGCGTCTCCTTCTCCCACTTCGCGTCCGTCACTTTCGACTGCTGCAGGCAGGATGTCCGCAGTACCACCCATTCCAAACCGCCCAGCCGGTCGTGATTCCAGTTGATAACCTCGTCGGCGCTGTAATCCATCAGGTAGGCCCGCGATCGCCCGCACGCATCCTCCTCCGCGCGCGATCGTGCTTCACCGTTGGCCCTGGGAAAGTCCACTACCGTGTAGCTGCTTCCGCAAACCAGAGCCTCGACGAACCGCTGCCGGAAGAACTCGCTGAGTCTGGTCCCCTTGAAGTCGCAGTCGTCGGAGAGGATGCTGTAAAAATCTCTTGCCGCCGGGTCGCTGCCTCCGAACAGTAGCGCCGGTGCGCACCGCATCAGCGTCGCTGCGTACCAGTCGATAACCGATCCGATATAGTTCTCGTAAAACACCCGGCCGAGACGTTCCATGTAGATCTCGCCCGGTTCTTTGTGCCGCCGTACTAGGTATTGAGAGGCGTTCGTGCGTAACTGCTCGCCGCCTGCATAGAGATCTTTGTACTGCTTCCATATCGCCTTGCGCGCGATGTATTCTGGATGTTCCCGGTTGATGGTTTCCATGGCTATATCATTCTCAATGACCGCTCCCCAATCGGCGGCAGCCTGCGGCATTCCTGCCAGATCAGGTACCCCAGTGCATCCGATACGTGGGTTCGCAGCCGATCACGGTCCTTGTCGATCTGTCCGGTGTCGCCCTTGAAACAAACCTGCTCGAAGTCCTGGATCAGTTCCTTGCATTTCTTGTCCACCAGGAGGCCGATATCGCCCCCTGCGGATCGAAGCTTCGTGTTGGTCAGGTTAATTCGCTCCCGTACACTGGGGTTCGCTTTCGGTACCTTGTAATCCACCTTCATCGACGAGTAGATCGCAAAATGTTCCTTCACCATTTCGTAATCCGACATCCCCGACGTCTGTTGAGCGCTCCCCGATGCGTCCCCGAATATCGTGACGCCCGGTTCGTGCTTCGGGTACCGTTCCAGAAATGCCTCGCATGCCTGCCGCGTCGTGCCGTGCCGGATCACAATTTCATCCAGCACCACTATTCGCCCGTTGGCGATCTGTGCGATCACCGAACTCATCGGGTCCACGTTGAAATCCAGAGCCCATAAGATCGGCCTGCGCGGGTCGACGCTCAGGTCGGTCACATGAACGCCCTGTTCAAACGAGCTGTACACCCGGCTGCCGTCCAGGTTGAGATACGACCCCAGTACCTCCTGCGCGTAAAACTTTTCGTCGTAGCTTTCTCTCAGCCGTTTGTAGAAGTCCGGATCTCGTCCCAGCAGGTGACGGTTCTCGCTGGGTTTGGCATATATCGTGTGATAAGTCTCCGACGGCTTCGCGACGAATTTGCGATAAACCCAGTCGTACCCTTTAGGCGTCCACGCGGCAAAACCACAAAGCCGCTGCGCCTTCGGATCTCGCAGCCGCCCTTCCAGCCGCAGCCACGCCTCCTCCTGCGTGTAAGTCAGTTCGTCCAGCCCGAACCACGCCAGGTTCGTGCCGCGCAGCCTCTCGAAATCGTCCACTGGCCGAAACAGGATCCGCGACTTTGTGTCGCTCATTACCAGCGCGTTTTCGGCCTTGTTATACTCGTACGGAAGTTTGTTGGCTCCCAGAATCTCGAACAGCGTGGCCTGGGTCGCATCCCGCAACATGGGATAAGTCGGAGCGCCAAGCAGTCCTGTGCGCCCCGGATTTAAGTAAGTCAGGCGAATCGTTTCCTGGCAGAGCGCCTGACTCTTACCGCTGCCAATCGGTCCCGAATACCCTTTGTATCGTGCCGTGCTATCGTGAAATGCCCTTTGCGAGTCCAGCGGATCGTAGATTATTTCGCGGATTCTAACGTCGCGTTCGGGCCCACCCAT